GAGTCCACACCGATGAGCCGCAACTAAGTCGACCTGGCATGCGGACAACGCCGACGCGCTCCAGTATGGCGCGTCCGGGATCGCTGGGACCGGCGCGGTCGGGTCGAATAACCCCGCCGATCTGTTTGGGGGGCAGGATGCAGGCTCGATGTCCTGCATCCTGCCTGATTGAGCTGTGCCCATGTTCAACGCCCCCAAAGCGCCGACCCCGACCCCGCCGCCGGACCCCTCCGACCTAGCGAACCGCCGCGACAGCGAGCGGCGTAGACGACTGAGTTCGGGCGGGCGACAGTCGACCCTGATTTCGCGGGCCGTCGAGGCCGCCGGGGGTGCGCCGACGGCGACCCTGACCGGCGTGGGCGGTTGATCCGCACACGATGAAGACCACGGACCCCTTCAAGCTGATAGATCGCGGCTTCGATGACGCCAAACAGGCGCGTCTGCCGCGCGAGGGCGAGTGGCAGCAGATCTCGGACCATTTTATGCCGCGAAAGGACTTCTCCGTCGGCTCGCGGCCCAACGAGCTGCGCAAGCGTCGCCTGACGTCGTCGGTCCCGGCGGTGGCCATGCGGCGGTCGTCCGGCATGCTGACCGGGTTCATGGTCGACCACACTCAGCCCTTCATCCATCCCAACGCGGAAATGGGTCTGATTGCCGCCGGTCGTCCATCCCGCCTCGACAGCGCGGCTCGCGACTACCTGGGCACGATGGATTGGGCGATTTTCGGCCACATGATGCGGCCCCGGTCGGGCTATCTGGCCGCAACGTCACAAATCAGCCTGGAACTGGTCGGCTTCGGCACCGGGGTCCGCTGGATCGGCCGCGACCGGGGCTTCGGGCCGTCCTACCGGGCGCGCCCGCTTCGGTCCTGCTGGATCGGCGTCAACAGCGACGGCGTGGTCGACACGATCTACTACGAGTTCACGATGCGCCTCTGGGAGGTGCTGGAGCGGTTCGAGAACGCCAACTACGTCGAGGGCTGGCGCGACGCCGATGAAGACAAGCAGCGCCAGGACGTCACCCTGCTTCACGTCGTGAAGCCCCGGAAGGGTGGCGAACACGGCGGGTGGGCGACGCGCAAGCCCTACGCGGAGTTCACCGTCTCGATGGATAAGAAGTGCGTCCTCGAAGAGCGGGGCTATGACAGTTTCCCGTTCGCGGTGCCGCGGCTCGATGTCGAGGCGGGCTCGATCTACGGGACCGGGATGGCCTGGCATGCGCTGCCGGACGCCCTGGCGCTGTCGCAGTTGCAGCAGGGCTTTGAGGCCCAGGTCGACAACAAGGTCCAACCGCCGCTGCTGGTGCCTGCCCGGATGTTCGGCAAGGCCCTGGACCGTCGCCCCGGCGCGCTGAACACCTATGATCCATCTCGTATCGGTTTCCAGTCGGCGCGCGAGGCCATCCAGGCCATCGACCCGGGCGGCGACCTCGGGGTGGCGGACGCCTACATGGGCCGGCTGACGGCCAACATCGAGAACGCCCTCATGATCGACTGGATGCGCCTTCGCGATGCGTCGAACGTGACGGCTGAAGAGATCCGCGAGCGCCGTGACCTGCGGATCCGCACAATGTCGGCTGTGGTGCCCGGGATTGACCGTGACCTGATGGGCGTGGACGCTGATCGGACCGTGGAAATCCTGTTCGCGGAGGGCCGTCTGCCCGACCCGCCGAAGTCGCTGCAAGGCATTGACGTGGAGTGGGATTACGGCGGTCCGCTCCAGCAGGCTCAGTTGCAGCGTGTGGCCGACGCCTTCGACCGCATGCTGGACATGACCGCCAAGGCGGCGAACGTCGACCCAACCGCGCCGTACGTCCTGAATGTCGGTGAAGGCCTACGGGCTGTTGCCGAGGCCTGGGGCCAAGGTGTCGAGGTCGTGCGTCCGCGCGAGCAAACCGACGCCCTGATCGCCCGGCACAACCAGCAACAGGAGGTCGCCGCCAACCGCGATGAAACCATGGCTATGGCCACGGCGATCCGTGACGGTGGCCAGGGCTTCGCCAACATGGCCACGGCGATGCAGGGGAACCGCGCGGCATGACCGACGATCCCGGCCCGACCGAACTGAACGCCGCGTGGCTCGCCCGCGATCTGCAGACCCGCGCGCTGGACCCCGAGCGGAAGCGGCAGGCTTATCAGCGCCTGTTCGCCTCGCCGCTGGGTCGGTTCGTGCTGGCCGACATCCTGACCGACGCGGGCGTCTTCGACCCGCATGAACCCGCCGACGCCCTCACGCCAGATGCGCGCTCGTGGCTCGCGGGGCGCTCGGCCGAGGCCCTGAACATCGCTGATCTCGCGGGCTTCTCCGCCCATTCCCTGGTCGTCGCCCTGATGACCCAACACCTCGAAGGACAAAACCATGAACATGCACACCCTGATGGGGACGACGGCTTTGAGACTGCCAAGCCCCTCACCCCCGACTGAAGGCGGTGAAGGCGGCGGCGGCGGAGCCGCGCCCGCCCAACAGCATCAGCAGGAACAACAGCAGAACACCGGCGCTGGCGGCGGCAAGGCCACCGGCAAGGCGACCCAGCAGCAGCAGGAACAGCAGCAGGAAGCGGCCTGGTATTCCACGCTGCCGGATGACCTCAAGGGGGACAAGGCGATCCAGCGACATCCGACGCTGGAGGGTGCCATCCGCGCGCTCAAGGGCGCGGAGGCGCGCATGGGTGTCCCGGCAGACCAGCTGATCCGCAAGCCGACCACGCCCGAGGAAGTGGGCGAGGTCTATCGCCAGCTCGGCGCGCCGGAGAAGCCGGAGGGCTACCAGATCACCCTGCCCGACGGCGCGACTGATGCCGACAAGGCGATGGCGTCGGCCTTCGCCGCGCACATGCACGAAAAGGGACCGTTCCCGAATGATGCCGTCGCGGCGGCCGTCGCGTTCTGGAACGGCCAGACGGCGGCGGCGGCCGAAGCCGCGCAGGCGGATATGCAGCTGCGCGCCGATCAGGGCGAAGCGGCCCTGCGCAAGGCGTGGGGCGCCGACTACGACGACATGAACAAGGAAGTCGGACTGCTGCTGCTGGACGCCAAGATCGGCGGTGGCAAGGACTTGGTCGCCGAGCTGGAGGCCACGTCGCTGGGCGACAAGGTCCAGCTGCTGAAGTTCCTCGGAAAGATCGCCGAGGGGCGACGAGAGCCCGGGTCGCCGGAAGGCGAGGGCCGGGGCGCGGTGCGCGGCGAAGTCATGACGCCGGCCGCCGCCAAGGCGGCCCTGAACGCCCTGACGGCCGACCCCGTGAAGGGAGTCGCCCTGCGCGATCGCGCCCACCCCATGCACAAGGCGGTGCTGGAGGAGCGCAACAAGTATGCGGCCTGGTCGGAAGGCAAGGAATACGTCGCGCAGACGGCTTGACCGTTTCCGCAAATCACGTCAGCCCTTCCTCTATCGGTTGGCGGTGTCCGTAACACCGCCGCTCCTTCTGACCGCCGGAGGCCCGCGCTAGCGGAGCCGGCAGGGGAAGGCGCCGGGGGGCGATAAATCCAGGCTTGCGTCCGGTCCTCGAAGCCGGGGGTCGCTGCCGATCAAACCCATTGATCGAAACGCCGCGCCCGCGTGCCCGGCCAGCAAGCGAGACCTGACGCATGGACAACATGCCCGAAGGGACGGTTTTGTCCCAATACACCCCCGGCTTCCGAGCCAACCTCCAGATGGCCCCGCAGCAGACCGACACGCGTCTGGGCTTCGCCGTCGAGGCCGACTTCAACGCCGCCGGTCCCGGCACCCACTTCAACGCGGACGACGTCTTGCCGACCGACCCCGAGGACGACGACACCCGCGTGCCCGACACGCCGGACAAGTTTCCCGAGTTCGGCCGCCGCGTCGGCTGGTATAAGGGCTTCCGCGACAGTGCCTGGCTCGACACCGTCGACAAGCTGAACAGCATCACCGACCCGACGTCTCCGATCATGGCGTCGCTGACCGCCGGTCGCTGGCGCAAAGCCGACGACAATATCATGAATGGCATGCTGGGCGTCGCCTACGAGAGCGCCGGCCCGGAAGAGCCGCCGACCGTTGTGGCATTCGATACCGCCAACTACCAGCTGCCGGCGGACTACAAGGCCCGTCAGCACCAGGACGAAGAGGTCCCGGCCTCGGGCGCCTTCGGCATGTCCATCGGCAAGATGATCCAGGCGCAGAAAATCCTGGATGAGAGCGATTTGGAAGGCGAGCGCTTCACCGCATTCTCGCCGTCCTGCGTCGCCGACCTGCTGGAGCGCACGCCGACGACCTCGCGCTACTACGGGTCGGTCCAGGCCCTGGTCGAAGGCAAGGTCGACACCCTGCTGGGCTTCAAGATCATCCGCGTCCCGACCAAGCGTTTCCTGCTGCAGTCGGGCCAGACGGACATCATCCGGGTGCCGTTCTGGATTAAGCCGGCGGTCATCCACAAGGCCCAGACCATCACCCAGGCGCGCGTCGCCATCCGGCACGATAAGTCGGACACGCCGCAGGCCTTCTACCGCAGCCGTCACGCAACCAGCCGTCGCTACGACGTCGGCGTGGTCGATGTCCTGGCCAAGATCGTCTGACCTTAGTCGGCGGGCTGCCATGAGGGCGGCCCGCCACCCCCTCAATCGGGCCACTGAGGTCCGCCGGGGCGACCCGGAAACGACAAGGAAACTCACCCATGACCATTCACCTCGGTGCCCTGGTCGGTTCTGTCCTCGCTGCAGCTGGCGCTCGCCAGGTCCCCAACGTCTTTCAGAACTCCACCGATCAAATCATCGTGCGCGACCGTGTCGAGCTTTCGGCGGCCCCGGCCAACGACCTGATCCTGCTCGCCCGCCTCCCGTCGGCCACCGTCCTCGATCCCGATGGCTGCATCTGCTGGTTCGACGACCTTGGCACGGGCATCACGCTCGATGTCGGCGAAGGCACGACCCACATCGACGCCCTGGTCGATGGCCAGGATGTGGCGACCGCCGCCGGCTCCTTCAACCTGCTGAAGACCGTCGATATCGCCAACTACTTCGAGCCCATCTGGAAACAGCTGGGCTACGCGAAGGATCCCAACAAGCCGATCGAGCTATTCGCCAAGATCCTGGGCGGCGCGGCGACCGGCACCGTCGTCTGGCAGCTGAAGGGTGCCAAGCGATAGTCTGAACCGCTCGCCGTCCCGGTCTCCGCATTGCTCATCATGCTGGGGACGGCGGGCTTCCAGGGGTCGTCGGTCATTGTCCACCGGCGGCCCCTGGTGCTTTTTGGAGAAGGTGGATGGCCGATCTGGCCCTGATCAATCTGGCGCTGGGGCACCTCGGAGAGCCATCGTTGAGGTCGGTCGATCTGACGGAGGACCCGCCTTCGCCGACCGCCGCCAAGGTGCTGCCGATCTACGGGCCGACCGCGAAGGTGGCGCAGTCCAAGGCACCGTGGCTGTGCTGTCTGCAGTGGGCGACCCTGTCGGTCGCCGCCGACATCCCGGGCGACTGGAAACACCCCTACGTCTTCCGTCTCCCGGACGGGGCGCTCCAGCTCTGGGAGCTGGAAGGTGTGCCGGTCGGGTCGGCCTGGGCTCGGGGCGTCCACATCGCGCCCGGCGGAGAAACCGTGAGGGTCCTGCGCGCCCAGGTGAGAGGGCCGCTCCAGGTGAGCTACACCCGGGCGACGCCAGAGGCGGGCTGGGACGACGCGCTGCGCGACGCCTTTGCCTATGAACTGGCGGGCCGCATCGCCGGGCCGCTGCAGGCCGATGCTGAGCTGGGAGCCGCCATGCGTCGGGCCGCCAAGGCGGCTTTCGCGGAGGCATTGGGCTCGGAGGCGGGTCAGGACGGCGGCCAGGTTCCGTCTTTCGGCATGGGGCCGGTCGCAGCCGCCCGCGCGCAGGCCCTGTAGGCAAAACCCCGTGCCCCAGCTAGCCGCCATGATGGTGGCATGGGCAAGGTCCAAGGCTTCGTCAATAGCTTCACCGCCGGGGAAATCGGCCCCGAGGGGTGGGAACGCACGGATCTCGTGCAGCACGCGCGCGGCTGTGCCGAGGCGAGCAATCTGATCGTGCTGAAAACCGGTCCGCTGGCCAGCCGCGGCGGCTGGCTGGACCGGGGCGCGGGCGGTGACGGCGAGCGGGTTCTGATCCGGGCCTTCAGCCGATCCGCGCAAGATGCCCTGTTTCTTGAGTTGGGCGACGCGTGGGGCCGGGTCTGGACTGTGACCGGCGACCGCATCCTGGACGGCGGCACGCCCTACCAGTTTACCACGCCCTGGCCAGCCAGCGTGCTGGACAAGCTGTGGTTCCGCCAGATCGGTGACGTCATCTATGTGACCCGTATCGATGGTGGGCGGACCATGTCGATCCGCCGTCTGGCCAGCAACAACTGGGATGTCTCGGCCTACGATTTCCGCGAAGGTCCCTTTCTGGCCGAGAACACGATCGAGGCCTTGACCCTGACGCCCTCGGCGGTGACAGGCTATGCCTCGCTAGAGGCCTCCGCCCCGCTCTTTACGCCAGAAATGGAAGAGAGCTTGGTGCGGATCCGCGCCAACGACGGCCATCCGGGTGTCGACACATGGATATCAAAGACCGCCTACAATGAGGCGCAGGTCATACAGTTCGATGGCCGTGTTTACAAACGGGTTGGTGGCGGCCTCAAATCCGGCACCACGCCGCCGGTCCATAGTTCTGGCACCGTGTCTGATGGTGAGATTTTGTGGGCCTTTGAGCACGATGGGGCCGGGCTTTTCAGAATAGACAGCTTTGTCACATCAACCGCCGTTTTTGGAACCGTGGTCAAGTTGCTGCCGACGTCGACCGGCACACGGTATTGGTCGCTGCAGGCCTATTCAAATGATCGAGGCTGGCCGTGTGCCCTGTGCGAAGAGCGTGAAGATCGCCTGGCCTTTGGCGGGTCCCTGGTACAGCCATCCCGCCTGGACTTCACCCGCACGGCGGGTTTTGGCCCGCTCTATGGCGACTTCAAGCCGGGTTTGGGCACGGGTCGAGTGGTGCCCGACGATGGTGTGCGCCTGACCGTCGGCGGGGCCGGTGCCCGCATTGTCTGGATGGTGTCTGCCGCCGTCCTGACCTTGGGGACGACGGACGGCGAATTCATCGTCACAGGCCCCTCGATGGATGACTCCATCGTGCCGGACGCCCCGATCTGTCGCCGCCTTTCTGAGTGGGGCTCAGCCGACATTGAGCCGCTGCTGCTGCAGGGGCCACCGACCACCATCGTTCATGTCACCCGTGACCGGCGGTCGGTGCGTGAGTTCAAGGTCGCGCCCGACCAGGCGAGTGAGTCGCGTGAACTGTCTCTATTGGCCAGTCATATCTATGGTCGCGGCGTCTCCGATATGACGCACCAGCGATCCGAGAACCTGATCTGGTTCCAGCTGGACGACGGCAGCATGGCGACCATGGCCTATCACCAGGAGCACCAGATCCTCGCCAGCACCCGCCAGCCCCTGCCCGAGGGCTGGCGCTGCGAGAGCTTCGATGGGGCCCCGGGCGCGGAAGGCCGCGACGTCCTGTTGGCCAGCATGGTGCGCATGAAGGATGGCCAGCAGCAGAGGCGCATCTGGCTCTTGACGCATCGCGAAGCCGCCATGTTCATGGACGGTGCGGAGGTTTATGACGGGCCGCCGACGACCGGGGTGACCGGCCTGGAGCAATGGGCGGGCGAGACCGTAACGGTGATGGCGGATGGAGCCGTCGTCGGCGAGCGAGACGTGGCCCTGGACGGCAGCGTGACCGGCCTTGACCCTGCGTCCAATATTGTCGTGGGTCAGCCGATTTTTCGGCGGTTCGTCAGCCTGCCGCCGGACCTGCAGGGCGTGGGGTCAACCTACCTCCACAGCTACCGTCCAACCAAGGCGTGGATCACGCTGGACTGCGTCGAGGCCAGGGTGGGCGTCCAATCCTCAGACCTGCGCGAAACGGTCAAGACGCGCGAGCCGCAGGATACGGCGGCCCCCAAGGCCCGCCGTGCGCGGCGCGCCATTGCGCTGGGCGGCGGGGCCGACCGCGACAACCGCATCGTCATCGAGAGCTTGGCTCCCTACGACCTGGTCATCCACGCCCTGCGCACCTCGGGAGACCTGAACGCATGAGGTCGCGTCTGTCCGATGCTGTGGGCGACCTAGACCTGTCGGTCCTGTCGCAGCTGCAGCCCGCCTTTCGAGAGCTCCGTCGCGGGGCCTATGTGCGCCGGGTCTATCAACCGATGGACCATCTTTTGTTCGAGGCGCGCGCCGACTTCGTCCGCGAATGGGCCTGTTCGCCGCGCCTGTCATCAGGCCCGAAATGGTCGATCCACCACGACACCCTGGGCGTGTTGGGCGTGGGTGGCCTGACGTTGTTGAGTGAGGGGTCCTGGGAGCTGTGGGGTTTCTCCGCCGATCTCGATGCGCGGGGCTGGGCGGCCGTGCGATGGTTCGCGGCGGATGTCTGCGCCTGGTCGGAAGCGGCCCTTGACGCCCGGCTGATCCGCGCCGGAACGCCGGCCAACCGACCCGAGGCCGCCGCCTTGCTGGTGCGGTTGGGCTTCGAACCCTCAGACGTTCTGCCGGCCGCGACCGGCGACTTCGCCCGCATCATGGAAAGGAGAGCCTAGGTGTTACCTGTGATCGCGGCCGGCCTGTCGGCCATGGGCAGCCTGCTGGGCGGCACCAGCGCCTTTTCCGGCGGCAGGGCCCGCAATCGCGCCATGAAGGCGGCGGCCCGGCAGACGCGGCAGGAAGCCGCCGTCGACGCCGCAATCATCAACGACGGGGTCGAGCGCGCCGCCGGGGCCGCCGCCGTGGCAGGCGCGAGCGCGGGCGGCGGCTGGCAGGGCTCCGCTGTCGACGTTCTGACCGATCTCGAGCAGCGCGGACGGTTCAATGTTCGCTCGGCAATCTGGAGCGGCAACAGCCGCGCGGCGGCGCAGGAGCATGAAGGGGCTATGGCCGAACACGACGGCAAGATGGCGCTCATCACCTCGGTGATCGAGGCGGGCTCCAGCCTGGCGGGCGGGTTTGCGCGCAATGCTGAGGCCGGCAAGCAACGCAGCTACCGGTCGGCCATTCGCGCGAGAAGGATGGGCTGATGGCCAAGATGCCGACTATCGGCCTGCAGTCGCAGCCGGGCACGTCACCGTCCGCCGCGACGCCGAGGCCCACGGATTTCGGGCTGGGCACGGCAGCGCAGGAGATGTCGGCCTGGAGCGCGGAGCGCGAAGAGACGCAGGCGCTGGCCGAACAGGACCAGCTGGACCAGGACGACGAATACGCCGAGCGGATCGTCACGGCGTTCCAGGAGGATTTCGAGCCCCGGTTCGGGGCGTCCGGCGCGGGCTGGGTCGGTTCGGGCTTCGCGCGCGCGTCCGGCGCGACCTATGACGTGGCCGAAGGCCCGTGGCGGCGAGGCGAAAACGAGGCCCGAACAGCGGGCCAGCAGGCGGCCGTGGAGCGCCGCCTCGACACCTATCGCCTGTCGGTCAACCAGCGTGCCGTGAGGTTCGAGACGGAGCAACAGGCGACCGTCGTAGGCGAACAGCGTCGGGCGCTGGAGACGGTTCAAACCGGGCGCGCCTACGCCACCTATCTGCAGGATCTCGCACCGCGACTATCAGAGATCAATCAAGCGTTTGACGGGACCTCCGACGCCTACGAGGGTGACGTTCTGGCGGCGGTCGATGAGGCCCAGGCTGCCGCGTTGCAGGCGGTCCCGGAGCACCTGCGGCCCGGGCTGCAAGTTCGCTTCGAGGCGGACCGCGTCACACGGTTGGGCGCGGCGCTCGATGTACGCCAGCGCACCCATGCAGCGGTCGTCGCCTCGGAGGCTGAGGCCGGGGCCGCCGCCCTCATCAACGCCATCCAGATCAGCCCGGACCTTTACGACGGCGCGGCCCCGCAGATGGAAAGCCTGGTTGCCGGACTGCCCGCCGCGGAACGGCCCGGAGCCCTGAGGATGTTGCAGGGCCAGGCGGCCGAGGCGCGGGTGCGCGGGCTGATCAATATGGGCGAGTTCTCCCAGGCTGAGGCTGAACTGTCGGACGGGCGGTGGAACGCCGTGCTGGATCCGTCGCGGATGTCGTCGCTGCTGAACCTGATCGAAACCGAGCGGGAACAATCGCCGACCGCGATGACCCAGCGGCTCGAAATGAGCGATTTGGTTGACAGCGCCGTGGCCAGCGTGACCGCCACCGGCGTCCTGCCGGAGAGCTTCTCCATCAGCGAGGTCGACGCGGTGCTGGGGCCTGCAGCGGGGGCCCGGGCGCGTCAGCTGCTCGCGGCGGCCGAGGCGGCCCATGGCGACACAGCGGGCTGGCAGAGTCTTTCGATGCCTGAGATCCGCGAGCGGGTGAATGCGCTCCGTCCCGAGCCGGGGGCGACCGACTTCGCCTCAGCGCAAGATCGTTATCAGCGCGCGGTGGCCCGGATGGAAGACGAGGCCGAAGCGCGCGGGGAAGACGCGGCGGGCTGGGCCGTCGGCGGCAGCCCGGTGATCCAGGGTTTGCTGCAGGCCGTGATGACCGAAGACGTTGCGGACGTCCGGCGGCAGGCGGGCAGCGTTTATGGGCGCGCGGTTCTGGTCCAGCAAAACGAAGCCGACATCCCCGGCGATCAGCAAAGGATCCTGCCGGCGGCGACCGCCGAGGCGGCGGTGGCCGCCTATCGCCGGGGCGGACCTGACGGCTTCGCCGATCTGGCGGGGCTGCTCGACGCCTTCGCGCCGGCGCAGATAGGGATGGACCATGTC